TTACCGCACCTAGGCGCATGCGTGCACAGCAGGGGGGCGCAGTGCAGACCGCCGGTTTCTTGTCCAGGAATATAATGCAGGGTCAGGCGATGCAAAACTATTACTGGGCTCCGGAGAATCAAAAAGCCATGCAGCGTGCCATGACTGAGATGCAGAGACAGCGTAAACTTGACACTTTCAAGCTAGGAATTACAGGCTCTGCAATATCCGGCGGCCTGGCCAACGGGGGTCTGGGCTTGGCGGCCGGCTTGGGCTACGGTGCCTACAACTTTATAGCAGACCAGAGAATGAGAAACAGGATGTTGTCTATGCTACCGGAAAGCATGGGCGGAGGGTACTTCAAACAGAGGTATGGTTCTCAGCTTGCCCAAGAACTTATGCAGAATTTTGAGCAGAACAGGCGGTCCGAGAGGCAGCTGAAGCCCTTCAAGCAGATGGGTATGGAGTATTTTCAGAAGAATTTCATGCCTAATTTGCAAACGCAGCGCACGCTGGGGCTGACAGACGAGGAACTGTATGGGAAACAGGGTTATCTGCAAGGATTGTACGGTGAAGGCTTTACTACTAGACAGGGCAGACAGATGACTCAGCAGCTGGTAGGTGCCGGTGCGTCTACAAGAATGGCAAGAACTCCCGAGCAGGCGCTACAGTTTGTGAGGAACATGGACCTTACCAACGCTGGTCAGGTTATGGGAAGGCTTTCTGGCACGCTGGGAAGTACAGAGAAGAGCCGTAACGCGACCATAGACATACTGGCAGAGGGTATGAGAAAAGGCCTGGACTCTTCCGACTACGCAGAAGAACAGAGGAAGTTTGCTAGTAGCGTGAGCCAGATAGTATATCAAGCAGGAGCTACGGGAGAAAATGCAGCGGAGAGGCTGACCGGCGGCTTTGGGCAATTCGTAAACAGGCGCACAACGAGAGGTCTTCAGGCAGCGCAGGGCGCCTACCAAACTATGCAAAACATATCCAGTTCCAGCACTGGTATACGCGGCGCGATACAGGCAGCAAACATAATGAGCGATGAGGACCTTAAGAAGCTTGACTATAACCAGAGAATGTCCCTTATGCAGATGAGTGAGCAGAGGATAAATGCAGGTGGCAGAGAGATAGAACGTATGGCGGCGGCGACGGGATTGAGCACTGAAGATTTTCAGAAAAAGGCCATAAGCGTAAAGAGAAAACAAGCTGGACTAAGATCACACACACAACAACTGATAGACAGGGCAAAAGAAATAGCTGGTGTACCGAAATATTTGAGAAACAAGGAAACAAGCCAAGAGCTGGAGAATGTCCGTGCTGACATAGAAAGTGCCTTAAAGGCAGAAGACAACGCAACATTTGGTAAAATGAAAAAACCTGAGCTAGAGTCGTACGTTAATGCGTTGACACGAGAACAGATCGGCGCGGCTCCGGAGCAAGGCATAAAGAAAAAGCTAAAAGCCGAAGGCATGGGCAGGCTGAGTGACGTGGCCATAGCCGGTATGGCAAAATCAGAACAGGCAGGCTTAGAACAGTTCAATAAGATAAAAGATGATATAAGAGATACGGCTGAGGCTACCAGGCAGATGACCACAAGTGCACGATCCGCGATGGAGGCTCTGTCTAAGCTAGCAAAGGTGATAGACGAAGACGCAACCAAGTCGGTAGAGGAATACGCAGAAGTGTTCAAGCAAATAGCCAATGAAATGGCAGATATACAAAACGAAGGCGCCCCGGCTGGTAATTGGACCACTCAACAGCCTACAGGAGGCACTGGGAAATAATGGCAGACGCATACGTCAGAAATCTTATCGCTAATTCCGAAGACAGTCACCAAATAAGTCCCGGGGTGGTACTTACCTTTCTTAGATGGAAAAATAGAGACCCTAAGAGATATCCCAGTATACCTGCCAGAGAGACAAGGATACCTTTGGTGGTAGAAAATGATTGTACACAGTTGACTATCACAGAAAGCAAGTCTGGACTTAATGGCTCTATGCAGGCCACATTGTTGTCTGGCGATATAAACTACAGAACGGCTATAGCCCCTGGGGACTTTGTTTTTGTAAACATGCTTGACTGGACAGATTCCAGTGATGACGGGAAGATAACGGTCAAGAGTATTGCTAAAAGAGCACGTAAGTTACAACCTATAAATCAGTACCATGATGGCTTCAAGGGGTTATATAAGGTTCAGGCAGTACGCAGAGTTATAAGGACGGCACCGGATGGCAAAAAACAGTTGTTTTATGTAATACAGGCCTATTCTTTCACAGAGTTTAACAACAAGATGTATTTTAACCCCTTTCTTTTGACTTCAGGAGATAGAGCTAATGATACCCTGTTTGTGTCCAGGATAAGTGATCAGTGGAATAAGATAGTGGGCAGAAAATCCGAAAGGAACATACAGAATATATTAAAACTCTTTGTGACGGCCTTCCTTGGCGAAGGCATAACCGACGAGGGTAGGAAGTTCAAGGGAATACTCAAAAGTGCTAATGATCTGTTTTTTGTACCAGAAGAAGTGGGTAAACTTTTGGGCATAAGCGGAGCCAAAAAAGCAGCGGATATATATAATTTTCTGATGGGCATACAGAAATATTCTAATACAGCAGTTAACGCAAGCCCTAGCTCAGGTTTTAGTGCTAATATAGCAAAAATAGAGGGTAGGTTTTATGAGACACATCTGCCCATAGACGGAATCAGTATAGTAAAACCAGAATACTGGAATCAAAAACAAGTATGGAGTATAATGAAGCAGTATGTGAACAGCGTACTTAATGAAATGTACACCACAAACAGGGTTTCTAAAGACGGCAAGGTCATGCCAACTGTAGTGATAAGGCAGAAGCCTTTTACCACCGAACACTACAAGGGACCGTTAGCAGGCAGATCTACAAGGTTTTTTAACCTTCCCAGATGGAAGATTGATCCCTCCATAATAGTTGGAACCCTGAATCTTGGCTCAGACGAAGCTGCCAGGATAAATTTTGTTCAAGTATTCGGTAGATGTGTTATACCCAATAGCAATACAAATATATCTTACCAGATAGGCAATGGTAACTATGTTTATGACAGAGAGGATATACAAAGGAACGGTTTGAAGCCGTATATAGCTGTGTCTAACGCTGACTTTCCCGAAAACAGAGACGCCACGGGCTCTAAGGCGCCTAAATGGACAAGAGTCATAGCGGATATGCTCATAGGTTCCCAGCTCAAAGAAAGTGGCACAATACCCATGGTAGGTATACAAGAGCCCATAGCGGTAGGTGATAATTTAGAATTTGACGGTGTCGTTTATCACATAGAAGCCCTGACTCACACGTACCAGAATATAATGAATGGCCCTAAGAAATTCAGGACTACAGCCAAGGTTGTCAACGGAATGGATAAAAGGAGTAATGAAAAAGCACCGTTTTATCCAGAGATGCAATACACTGATGCTTATGAACAGAAACTAGACGACAACAAATTCAATAAAATATTGCCAGGATTCTCTGACACCCAGAACATACCGGGCAGGGTTAACGGTGAGGAGGTAGATGAGACAATATCTATCAGTTTCGATCCCCTTAGCAGAAACAGGAAAAAGAAGTGAGTTTTCTAAAGTGGCTAAATAGAAAAGATCTGAAACGGATATTTAAAAAAAGCAAGCTCATGAGGCCGGTGCTTCTGTGCATATACAAGAGAGAAAAGAAGGCGAATGAGTGCAGCGATGTTATAACAGATATCGAGAGGAGGATATCGGATGATAAACAACAGTGACCTCCCAGGTGGATCTGTTCTTAACTCAAGTCTGCTTTCTCTGGAAGACACGGAACAGATTTCGGCCTTTAATAGCACTTACAAGAATTTCCAGCTCAAGTCTGGCATTGTCACTCAGGTTTATGATGATGATGATGAGAGGAACATATCCAAGCTAGGGCCTGAGTATGACGTACTTGTTATAGAACAGAACGAAAACAGAGACATATCGGCTATACAGTACAAGAATTGTGCCACCATGGACATGTTTGGAAATGTAGCTGACTTTTTCGAATTTAGATACAGGAAGCAGACCAAACAAGAAGGTGACGACGGCAGAGATCCTAGAAAACAGAACGGTGCTATAGTTTTGATGTTGTGTCTGGACGGTGCATCTGAAAAGGGCATAATAGTAGGTGCTTTGAGGCATCCTTCAAGAAAGGAGGAGCTGACAAAAGATAAGGGTTTACACTTGCACGGGGAGTATAACGGATTGAATATACAGGTGGACAAGGACGGCGCGTTCAAGATAGAGTTCAAGGGCCCTAGAGACAACGACGGGAACTACACCAACGAGGAGGCGGGCGGATCGTACCTGGAAATAGACAAGGACGGACAGATAGATCTTAACACGGGCAACGAAGACTACGTCAGGATCGATAAGAAAAACAAGGACGTGCTCCTAAGGGCCGGCAACAATGTAGGCGTAACGGCTGAAAAAGACGTGTCAATAGACAGCGGCTCCAACTTGCAGGTCAAAGCGGCCAAAGACTGCAAGATGAGCATAGAGGGAAAGGCAAATGTGAACGTTAAATCCTCCCTAGACTTTTCCACCGACGGCGCGTTGACTGTGAAGGCGGCCAGCGTGAAGGTTACGTCTGACGGCAATTATCAGCTCATGGCCGGGAGGATTATTCTGGACGGCACCACTTTCGCAGGGGGAGCTGGTGGCACCCCGGCTGTTACACTGAACACGCAGGTCATAGGGACCGGAAACTTGGGCGCCCCGACTGTTGGGTCCATGATGGGACCGTTCAGCTCTAAGGTTTTCATAAGCAGTTGATGAGGCAAAGTATGTACAGTTTAGACATTTGGGAGGTTGATCGTGGATGCGCTTAGTATGGCGCCTAGCTGGTTTTTGGGCTTTTTGCTTCTGGTGTTCTTTGTAGGCCTGGACAGAGATATGTTCAAGCTGAGCAGGAAAGAGTTTGTACAGATAAGCATATTCATCCCAATGCTGATGGCGGCTAAATATGTGTTAATGAATGCAGCGGGCGTGTCCCCGTCGCTTATGTGTGGCATAACACATAAGATACCCTTGTGGGTGCCGTTCACTGTGTGGTGGGAGGATATGGTTTTCTCGGCCCCGGTCGTGTACATGCTCAGGAGAGGAGTGTCAAAGAAATTTTGGATACCCATAGCTATAGTCATGTCCTTGATTTTTGGTGCGGGTCATCTGTACCAGGGCTTGTACGGTGCCCTGGCCGCGACCTCTGTGCTCTTCGTGTTCATGTGGCTCGCCCACAACAAGGGAATGCTTACGCTGATATACCTTCACTTCTTGTTTGACATGTGTGCTCTCATAATGCTCAGGATGTACTGTGGCTGAATCTAAGAGATATATGGTACTGGTAGGTGACTCCCCACTGATGGTGTCCGGTAAGTACAACTGGAACCGCCAAGACTGCGAGGAGATATTCCACAACTACGTGAAGTCACTCAAGTACGAGATCGACAAGACGCAGGACCCTATAAAGCTTGATATATACCAGTCTCAGCTGGAAAGCGTGAGGATAGAAGAGGTGATCATACATTGAGCACTGATGCTTTTGCGTACGAAGAAGAATTAGAAGAAATTCTTGCGATGAGGGCTGCCACAAGTTACTCTAAGAGATATGACTATACGCAAAAGAAATCGTTCGCGGGAGCTTTAAATGTTCAGTCAGATAAGTACGACTCTTATAGCATAAGCAGCCTATATGACTCTGGTATCAACACACGGTTCTACGAGACGGACGACTCTGGTTGCTACAACACCTTCATAGGAGAATACAACCACATAAGCGATATATATGAGGAGTGATGACGGTAAAAGAGCTTAAGGACCTTATAGAAGGTCTTCACGAAGACACGGAGATTATTTTCTTGCTATCAGACGGGGACTCGGTTGAGAAGAATCTTCTTTTCCTAGACAGCGAGGTTCACATGGATGACTACGCCGTATACTTGGGTGAAGAGTGATGGCTCTTACCCAAGAAGAAAGGCTGACCATATCAGAAAAGGTGGTTTCGATACCTTCAGAAAACAAGACAGCACAGGATCTGGTATCCAAGATAGAGGCGCAGAAGGCAGAGGTTCAGAAAAGGGACAATACAAACAAGTCTTTCATAGATAATCTTAAGCCACTTGTAGACGGTTACCAGGAGGAGGTTGGTCTAATCGATGGGGATGTTCGTACCACGTTGACAGAGCAGGACATGCTGGACTCGGCTGACAAAAAGCTAAACAGCCTATTCTTCCCAAATAATACCCAGAGACCCATACCCTCGGCATCGGACGGTGTTTGGAAGAATTTTCAGTCTTTCGCAGGCAGCGCCGCCGTAGGGAAGGACTACGATGAAGCTTACGGGAGCCAGGAAAACGAGCTAGACAAACTGTCTGAGATACTCAATATAATAAACCTGGTAGAGGTAGAGTCAGACGTTACGAGAGTAACAGGCGAGGAGTGCGTCACAGTTGGCATGACCGACACGGTGCAGCCCAGTGCCACCATGCAAGGGTACATGACGGATATCAAGGCCAAGGTCACCGAGCTAAAATCAATACTAAACAATGAAAGCTCCAGCATAATCACCAACGACAGTGACGCCACCAGGCAGACTGCCAACGATGCCGCCAAGAACGACATAGCTAACGTAATACTACCTGCGATATCCACCTGGGAGTCGGCCCCGGACTTCGACCCCGTGGGCGGCAGTTCCTGCTCGACCTTCAACTCTACAGACATATCCACACTGGACGACACCAAGTTCAAGCCGTCCGTGCTCACACTTTTCAAAAGCTCGCTTATCACGAGGCAGGCGTTTGCCAACAACAGACAAAACGAGGTAGAGGGATTCTTGGGTAGTGTATCGCAAAGTGCAGACGGTACCATCGCCTCAGCCACTGGTCTTTACGGTGAGCGCTACCGTTTCATAGAGCTTCGACTGAACCTCATGACAGGCACACTCTCTAAGCTCAGGGGACTGCAGCAGGCAGAGAAGGCGCAGGGTCAGATACAGAGCAGCAATGATAACGCAGAGGCCGCCTACCAGGCAGTTCTTAAAGTTTCCATACTAGAGGCGCCGTCCACAGGCACTGACGTGCTTTCCCTGGAGGATGCTTCTGGATTTTCTGTAAAGGATATAGTATACGTCGCGGCCTCTGGCAAGCAAGAGCTCAGGAGCAGCATAAAAAGCATCACCGGTAACAGGTTAAAGCTGGCGGACAAGATTCCTGTTGGCTACAGGAGAGATAACCTGGGCAGGGTATACAAAGATCTAACCTAGTGCCCGCATATCGCCCAGTAGACCTGCGGCTCCTTCTTTGTAAATTTTTTAAGGCAAGGCAGTCCGGTGACCTTGGGGCACCTCTTCTTTGCATATAGCATGTTATTCTCGTCGGTGTTGTTCCAGGGTTCGCCGGATTTGTTCTCCTTAATGGTTTTTGGGCACGCGCCCTTAAATACTTGCGAGTAGGCTTGGTTTATTTCTTCGTTTATTATCCTCTCATCACTGGATCCGAACATCTCTTTTATGTAGTACTTCCTGTGTTTAGCTATGCAATCTAGCTTCAGAGAGTACGGGTGCATGTAGCTCTTCGGGCACCCGTCTTCTAGGTATCCTTTTTCTTCCACTATACCCAAAGATATCAGGGTCTTATCTATATAGTATGATATCGAACCGTCACACTTTTTCAGTGCGGTATGCCCCCTGAAAAGCAGGCAGTGCCCCAGCTCGTGGTATATCAGTTCTTCTCTCTTGAGCACAGAGCTGTGCTCCTCCCACCACCCTCTGTCTATTGTTATCCTCCTGGTAAAGAAGTTGCACAGACCTATTGTGTTGCTTTTGTCTTCTCCGGTGCTGTAGGAGAGGTCGCCGAAGACAACGTGTGTGTTGAGTCTTTTTACTTTGCCTTTGCTGTCTTTCTTGAAAGAAGTAAGATATTTGACGAACTGCTTGTCCACCCAGTATCCATGTTCCAGGTTTATCATGCTGGGTGTTACGTCTATCGTGGCACAGCCCTGGCTTATTATAAACATGAACACCAAGGCAAGGGATCTTAGCAGGGTTCTCATGAGAGCGTGTATTCTACCACAATTTCATCTGTGGAAGATGGGTTTGTTATGGTTAGAGAAGTCAGACTCAGTCTTGCGAGGTATAGTGCGTCCTGGAAAGAAGTCCCAAATGGGACTCTCTTCACGTCTTGCGCTCCTAGAGAGTTCACGTCTACCTGGAAGTCAGAGTCAGACCTGACAAAGACACTCCTGTCCACAGCGGTGCCCGACGTGAGTACACTGATCGAGCCGGACGCCGGGATTGTGACTTTCTCTTTCTTGAGGACCCCGGAGTCGGCGCCTCTTATATTTACGCAGTCCTCTGACTTATCACAGTTGCTGTCATACACTTTGAGGCTTAGGTAAATATCCATCTTTGACATGTTTTCTCCTATATTTGCTAGGATTTATAGTAAAGATTAATACTAAAGCCACATCAAAATCTTTAAACAGAGGTACCCATGAGCATTTTCGATGATATGCTAGAGGAGAGTAAGAAGGCCATATCCTCTTCCACGGATCAGTCTGGTTTCGTGGAGGATAAGGGCGCCGCCACGGGTTCTACCCCGTGGCAGGACCAAAAAGATGTGTTTTTTCAAGCACCTCTTATAAAAGGCGAGAACTGGAACGGCTTCTTCCCGTACAGGCTAATGGTCATAGACATAACGACCAAAGAGGTTGTAAACGGCGGCGATGCCGTGCCGGCGGAGGCCAGTGTCACGAGGAAAGAGGACTCGACCACCATACTCGTAGAGCCCATAGGTAACTCCTGGATATTCAACTTCCCCATAACGCCGCAGACACTATCCGTGCTGGACCCCTTTGCCATAAGGACCTCCAGTACATTGCAGGGAATCCTTGAAGAGCACAACGGTGTAAAGTTCAAGATCATAAACCTCTCAGGCACTATGGGCGTGTGGCCTGGCAGGCCGAATATAAGCGCACCCCCGGACTCCACCCCCTCCATAGCTAGCACCCTATTCAGCGGCAGCTTTGAGGCGCTGTCCAACGTGGCGGGATCTGTGAACAGGCTTCAGAGGGTGGCCGGCGGCAAGCACCCGGCACAGGCGATGAGGTCCCCGGAGCCCAAGGGCACGATTGAGGAGCAGACAGGCTACTACCAGGCCCAGCTATTGGACAAGTTCCTGGAGCAGTACGCCATAGCCAAGAAAGACCCCAAAAACAAGGATTTGCGGCTGGTTTTTGATATACCGAAGAGAAACGAGAGCTACGTGGTTACGCCTGTTCTTCACGACTCTCACCAGAATCACAACAGGCCGTCCGAGTGGCTGTATAAGCTGCAGCTTAAGGCCTGGAAGAGGATAAGGCTCGGTCCAGCAGTCCCGGCTCCGGCGCCAGGTGCCACCGAGATAAACTCAAACACCCTTCAGAGGGTGCTGGGTTCCATAAACGAGGCGAGACGCCTGGCTGCCAGCTCCTTGGACCTCATAAAGGCGGTCAGGTCTGACTTCCAGAAGCCGCTGAACGCCCTCAGGCAGGCCTCTCTGTTCGTGAAGGACTCTGTCGGCGTCGCTAAGTCCGTCGCAGATCTACCCAGGCAGCTGGTGGAGGACTACAAATCCTCGATAAAAGAGAGCTTTTCTATACTAGAAGATGCGGTGGACGATTTCCAGAACCTGCTGCCGGGCGGGACCTTCGAATCTCTGAGGCAGGAGAGGAAGAGCAACGAGGGGCTCTCCAACAACCAGGTTAAGGCCGGGGCCCTGGGCACGGAGCGTAAGGACCTAGTAGAGAGCGACCCCGCCAACAACATATTCAGCGAACCAGAAGGCAGCTTCGAGTTCTTCAACGCAATAGACCTGGGGATCTTGAACCTGAACCAGAACCAGCAAGACGCCATAGACAATGAGGTCGAGACAGTCAGGGCCTACACTGTCGAAGATCTGAGAGACATCAAAGAGACTATTAAAGACCTCGCCCTGGGGGTGTCCAACCAGTACGGAGCGGCTGACCAGACGTATTCCGATACGTACGACAGACCCGCGCCCAGGAACAGGGTAATAGACATGACGGTTGAGGAGAACGAGTTCTTGGTGGCGCTGTGGGAAGTTATACAGGGAATGGACTACCTGACCGCCAACAAGTCCCTGGACACCGACAACACCGTGAGCCCTATGCAGTACGTGGGCGGCCTCGCGGACGAGGCCGGGATAGACTTCACGCTTTCATCTAGCAAGACACTGGTTCCCGTTCCGTACGGCAGGACCATGGAGCAGATAGCGTCCAGGTACCTGGGCGACCCAGACAGGTGGATAGAGATAGCCACCCTCAATAACCTCAAGAGCCCCTATATAGACGAGGAAGGCACTGTGAGGCAGTTCCTATCAAATGGCAACGGTAGGCAGTTCACCGTAGATTCTGACGAGGATATTTACATCGGACAGAGGGTTACACTAGGCAGCAACACGGTTCCTCAGTTCACCAGAAAGATAAGCGATATAGAGAAGATATCGGACAGCACTTACCTTATCACCGTTAACGGGTTGGCCGACCTGGACCAGCTTACGACGGCGGACAGCGCCAGGATGATAGCCTACCTGCCTGGGACGGTAAACTCACAGAACACAATATTCGTTCCCAGCACGGCGGAGCCGCCCGAGCAGGACAACACCTTCAAGGTGCCCTACCTTCAGGAAGACGAGCTCACAGGCATAAGCAGGGTCAACTGGCTGCTCACAGACGACGGGGACGTCGCCACCGACGCTCGCGGGGAGATCATGCTGGCAAACGGCATGACCAACCTCATACAGGCGCTCAAGCTCATGATAGTGACCAAGAAGAAGTCCCTGATAAGGCACCCGGAGTACGGCCTTGGAATAACACCAGGCACGTCTGTTGCCGATATAGCGGCCAAGGATATTTTTAACGACGTCAACCAGATGATAACGCAGGACCCCAGGTTCAGCAGTCTGGATAGGCTGGTTTTCAAGATAAAGGCTCCGGTGTTGGAGATAAGCATGAGCGTAAGACTGGCGGGAAGCAACGGCCTGTTTCCAATAGATTTCAAGGTAGATATATAGGTTGTCGATTAATGAATCTTAATAGCATGAGAAGAGGATTAAATGGCTAGGACACCAGAAGTAAGATCTTACGAGCAGATTCTAGGCGATGCTATATCAACCTACGAAGCGAAGAGGTCCGGAGGCAACGACCTTATACCGGGCGGCCCCCTTCTCTCTTTTCTAGAGACGAACGCGCAGATGGTCTACAGGGCCACTGGTGATATATTCCAGATTCTAAAGGACCAGAACGTGGACCGCGCGAAGGGCGAGGCCCTGAGAAAGATAGCGCGAGACGAGAGGGTGACCATACTTTCCGCCAGCGTAACCACAGGCACTGTGACATTAGGCGATTCTTCTTTCGATAAGATAGTGACCAAGGTTTACACCGGCAGCAAGCCCCCGAACGTGGGCTCCACCACGATAAAGGTTTCGGACGCCTCTGACTTCCCGGCTAGCGGTGCTGTATACCTGGGCAGGACAACTCCCAACATAGAAGGGCCCATATCTTACAGCAACGTACAGCAGGTAGGCAGCTATTGGGAGATAACACTAGACAACCCCACAACCAAGTTCCACAACAGGGGAGAGTCCGTGATACTGTCCCAGGGTGGAAATAGGAATGTCCCTGCTGGCACGGTTGTGCTGGCCCCCTCCTCGGGCGCGGCCGAGGACATACGTTTTTCCACAACAGAGAACGTTACGCTGTTGGACGGAGAGAACACCATAACGCAGGTACCAGTGGTGTCCCAGAAGACGGGTTCCAGGAACAACGTTCCAAGCGGGGCCATCACAGATTTTGCCTCGCCGCCGTTCTCGGGTGCCACGGTTATAAACACCGAGAAGTTCAGCACGGGCAGAGACGAGGAGACGAACGAGTCCCTTAGGACAAGAATCAAGTCCGCCAGGTTGAGCAAAGGCCTGGGCACGCCCTTGGCCATAGAAAGTGCTACAAGAGGCGCCACCGCGAAGGACGAAGCGGCGACCATAACGTCCAACCAGATAGTAACCACAGACAACACCGTGCTCTACGTGGACAACGGAGAGGGCTACGAGGCCAAGACCACAGGCGTGGGGCTCGAGTTCATAGTGGACTCCGCCCTGGGCGGCGAGGACAGCTTTCAGCTAGCCACAGGCGGAAGTCAGACATCCGTAGCCAAGGCCTTCATAGAATCTTCCAACTCGGTACCCTTCGACGTTAGCGTCGGCGACAGGATAGCCGTGCTAGTAGGCGGGAACGTCAGCGAGCACACCTTCGTCTCAGGGGACTTTGTCAGCGAGGGCGCGGCCACCGCCTTTGAGATAGTGGCCTCAATAAACGCAAACTTTGATCTCCTGTTCCAGGCCACCACATCCGATAACGGCAGGAAGGTTGTGCTGTCTGCAAAGACCGAAGACGACGAGTTCATACAGATAACAGAACCCTCCTTCGGCACAGACGCGAACGGTGCCATGGGCTTCCCAACAAATGAAATAGAGACGCTTAGGCTGTACAAGAACGACGTTCCGCTGAACAAGAACGGCAGGTCGGCCATACTGAGGACCGAGGCGCAGTCTGTCTGGTCCTCTTCCATAGCCAGCGGAGACACCCTAACCATATCCGTGGATGGCACGTCCTACATAACATACACCTTCACAAACTCCGACTTCATAGAGGAGGGGAGCCACTCCGTCGTTTCCTCCTCCAACACGCTGTCTTCTTGGGTGAACGTCATAAACTCTAAGGTGACTGGCATAACCGCAGAAGTGGACGGGGAGCAGATAAAAATAAACAGCAACCTCGGAACCAGCACCCGTGCTGCCATAATGATAGACCCTTCATCTACCCTTGTCTCAAAGGGAATGTTCACAGCAAACCAGGGGCTTGCAGCGACCGGGCTAGAGGCCGATTACACCATATCCAGGAACACGGCGCAGATAAAGCTAAAGGAGCCCCTGAGCAGGGGCGATAAGCTGACCGCAGGCTCTCAGCTCACCAACGGCACTGTTTATACCAGGGAAATCCTGGGAGGCGTGGTATCGTTAACTTCAGACGCCTACCTATGGCTGGTACTGGACGACGCAGTATCTACCAACATAAACACTGGCCTTGTCGCCGGGACCTTCTTGAACGTCACAAAGGAGGGTTCCAATACGCTGAGGCTCAGCTCGGAGACTTCTGGGGTTTTCTCAAACGTCCAGGCGGGCGACTACGTTATAGTGTGGTCCGAAGAGCTGTCTCCTACTAACAGGGGAGAGTTCAGGGTAACGGCAAGGGATGATGACTACCTAGAGTTCAGGGTCACCGCCACGGAGTACGCCCTGGCCACGGCCGAGGCGCTCGTAGAGTATAACGAGGGAATAGTTGTATTGAGGTCTGAAAAGACGCCCAAGAAGATCAAGGTGGGCGCGGGTACCAAGAACATAAACGACGTGGCCTCTGAGATACAGTCACAGCTAAGCGGCGCCGTGGTGGACGTGGACAACGACGAGGTTATAAGCATATCCACGAACACCAGGACGGAAGACGGGTATGTTCACGTGGTAACTTTCGACGACCCGGCCAAGAACCTCGGCTTCTCGGTAAACGACAAGCAGGGCAGCAAGACTTCGCTCATATCCTTCTACCAGAGCGGAGGGTACGAAGGCGAGTTCCCCATATTCGTTCACGGCGCGTTCGCGTCAGAAGAAAGCGCGTACCCACCGGACTCCTACATAGCATCCGTAGACGTTGACACCGACCTACAGGACTACGGCTCGAACTTCTTGCTAGGAGTGCTGAACCCCTACTCCAGCACAGACGACGTTATAGCAAAGGGCGAAGAGGTGCAGGTTGAAACACTAGGGCCTGTCACGCTGAACATAGAGAGGAACGACTACATCAAGAGGCTGCGCGACGGAGACAGGTACTACCTTTCCAGCCCTTTCAATTTCGGCCACGAGGACGAGGTTGTGGTGGTGCTGGACGCGGACCCGACAAACAAAGCGTTCACGCTTCCCCTGTACAGGAAGCTTACGACCAACACGACTGCCACCGTCAGCAACACAACATTTAACGCTTACGACACTGAGTCGGGCCCCACAGCATCGCTGGTAGACAGCTTCGGATCATCTTTCGACTTCCAGAATTACAAGGCCCTCATGAGGGCGAAGAACGTGCTCGATCCCTCAGGGACAGAGAACTCTGTTTTGTTCAGGGCGGCCATCTGGGGCAGCGGCGGCGAGAGGTACAAGGTATCCTACGAATACCCTACGCAACCTAACCTCGGCATAACACACACAGTGTCCGTCGACAGCGAAGTGGATATAAACATAGTTCTAAAGTCCGGCAACGCCGTTTCAACGTCAATAGACGGGACCACCCAGTGGAACGTTGCAATAACGCCAAACACCCCGGTGGTCGGCGTGGACCAGGTTACGTACAGCTACTCAGGCACAGGTACCTCTCCTGCCCTTGGCTCCCTATCCGGAGGTGAGTATGTTACGATAAAGGACTCTTCTGGCTTCAGTGATCAGAACAAAGGAACCTTCAGGGTGTCCGACGAGGTGGGATTCACGCCCACGCCCACTTCCTTCACGGTTGCAAGGAAGAGCGGGGAGGCCCTGGCGGAGAGCGCGGTGGACACTCTGGTAAGCGGGTCTGTGCAATTCTACTTGCCGGACGCGACCACTGCCCAAGAAGTTGTCGACTACGTGACCAACAATATGTCTGACTATGTGCTGGCCTCTATACTAGATGATTCGGGGTCTAGCGGATCAGGTGTCATAACCTACAGCACGGCAGAGGACAGCGGCTTTTCTTATGACAAAGTATACCTAGTGGACGGTGTCAACTGGGTGCTGTCCTCCGACCTGGCCTCCACTCCACAGTTTACCTTTAAGAAATCCTTGCAGGTGTCCAGCACAAGCGGCTATTCCTTTAACGAGGGCACAGAGATAAGGCTGGTGCCCACCACCGCCCAGCATATACGGGACTTCCTGAACATCTTAGCCGTTACAGGTTACACCACCCTAGGGTCTGTAAAACTCAACGACGGCTCCAAAAATATTGAGCTAACCACTGATGTTTTGGGCTCCGGAGGAGCGGTGCAGGTGATAGGCGGATCTGGTAACTCGGTGTCAGTTCCGGTAGAGGGGTCGTCCATAAAGGTGGGCAACGATTACATGATAGCCAACATACTGGAGGCCAACAGGAAGGGTGTGTACAGCGGTCAGTGGCTGGAGCTCACCGCCCTAGACAGGCAGAACAAGATAACGGGCTTTTCCTCCACCGATAGGGTAAGGATAAGACCTAACACCCCGACTTCCGGGAAGACAACAATAGACATAACGAATGCCTCCACCGGGGAGAGGCACTTCGGATCTTACAAGAACTTCGTAAGAGACGAGGGCAGGACATTCAGGGTTGAGAAGCAGGGCAGATTCGTGTGCGTCAGTCACGACGGTGTTTCAGCAAGCCCTGGGTTTCAGCACAGCGTCGACCTTAACGACTCAGGGGGTGGGACCATGAGTGTGCTCTCGGACACCTCCACGAGCACGGTGACGTATGCAATAGAGAGCGGTGACGCGTCCTTTAAGGAGCTTTCGTTCGGTGACAGGGTGACTTTCTCCGGTTTTCAGGACGAACAGAACAATGGAACCTTCGAGGTACTGGGGGTCAGCTCCGACGGCAAACTTGCCATCATAAGAAACTTCGAGGCCGTCACCAGCCTGCCTAAGGGGACCATAACCATAACAAATAATGCGAACGTATCTGCCGACTCCTTCACGGTAGGCTCCACCACGCTCACAGAGGGCGTTGACTTTAGTGCAGGCGCCACTGCTGACGACACGGCAGCGAACCTGGCAGCGGTCGCGGCCGTCATAACGGGCGTGAACGCCACGGCATCTTCAAATGTAGTAACCATCACCGCGCTTTCTCAGCTAGATACCAAGAGTCTTTCGTACACGGACAGCGGAAGCGGGGTTGCCGCCGCGGTTAGTGGGCCAGTGCTGGAGGGCGAGTCGTTCACAGACTCGGAGCTCAGTGCCTCCGCCTTCGTAAGGGAGGGGGATTCGGTCACCATGGGCGAGCCCTTCGACATCCTTAATCAGGGAACATTTAGGGTCATACGCACCTATGGTGATTCCTTCTACATAGAGAACGACAAGGCCGTGGAGGAGATGGTTACTGTTGTTGAGAATTTGAGGACCTTTGGGGGCGACGGTATGACAACGTACAGGGTTGTCTCGGCAGAAGGAAATATGAGGGTTGAGTGGGACGGTTCGGGAACCGAGCCCGATTTCGGTTCCTTGAAGGCAGGGGACGTGGCCACCCTGGGAACAGATTTTGACGCGAGTAACCAGGGTCAGCTGAGCGTATTCAAGAGCAGATCCAAGCAGCAGCAGATAACCCTTGCTAACTGTGTTGCCGGCACAGAAATTACCACCGGCGATTACTTCTTGCTTAACGCAGCAGGGGACTCCACGCAGTACTACGTGTGGTACAACGTAGACGGCGGCGGGGGCGACCCTTCCATAGGCGGTAAGACCGGCGTAATGGTGGCGATAAACGCTGTGGACTCCTCGGACACTGTCGCCTCCAAGACTAGGAACGTGATAAACGCTCTGGGGGACTTTTCGGCCACGGTGTCTTCTTCTTCCGTGACGATTACCACTGCCGGGTACGATACCACAACTGACGCCTCTGATGGTAACATAGGCGGTAACTTCTCCGTGGATACGCTACAGTCGGGCAACACCACTTTTGTGGAGTTTCACAAATCTTATTTCACGCCCGAGTCTGGGATAACCATAACGGACGAGTTCAATTTCCACATTCCCGGCATGAAGTTCAGGGAGTACGAGGCGAGCGTGCCCGGTGATCTGCTGAACATAACGACAGAGAGCCTGGGAGGTTCCGGGAACGTAGGCGTGTACGCCATAGAAGAAGTGGTGGACAAGTCCAGAGTAATCCTAGGCACCAATCTCAGCACCTTGGAGGAGACCCCGCTGCTGAACAACAGTTCCTCTTTGTTCGTGGAAGAAGGCGTCAAGTATAGCGGCTTCAAGAAAGTTGTTACCACTGCCGTGAACACAGGAAACGCCAACAGGTTAGACCTGATCTTTGACAGCCAGGAGAACGCCGATAAGATAAACAGCGTCGGCAGGGTGCAGCTGGGCAGCGTGTCAAAGTTAAGCTTCCCGTCCGGCATCAAGAGGGGATTGGACAGCTACAGATACCACACAGGGCTGATAGCGGAGGCCAACAGGATAGTGTACGGAGATCCAAGGGATAACGTGACGTACCCCGGCGTGGGCGCCGCGGGCGCTGAGATATTTGTTCAAGAACCTCTCAAGAGGCGCATCACGGTTTCTATAAGCGTGCGCGTGAAGACCGGCATACCTTTCGCGAGGATATCCGAGCAGGTCAGGAACGTGGTGTCCTCCCTAATAAACTCTAACGACGTTGGAAGCTCGATAGCAATATCCAGCATAGTGAGTGCGGTAAACTCCATACCCGGGGTACGTGCTGTATCCATCGATAGTCCTCAGTACGATTCAAGCAATGATGTCATATCGGTGCAGCCATCGGAGAAGACACTTGTCTTAGACAGCGTAAACGATATCATAGTGAGCCAGGTGGGTTAGTATGGCGTTAACTGACGAAGAGCAGAAGCAGAAAGACATAGAGGAAGAGTTTCAGAGGCTCAGGGGCTTCCTTAGCTCTTCCATAAAAGGGCCCAACACGGACGCCATACTGCAGTCCATGGCGGCCACCGGCAGGAACCTGATACACAACGTGCAGGCCGTGGACGCGCAGCTGTACATAGTCTCCGCCGTGGACAGGTACCTGGACATTAGGCTGGCGGGTTACAACATAGTGAGGCCCACAAAGGTAGGTCTGTCTGACGATATATTCCGCGAGCTGGGCATAGAACTGAAGAACAGGACACAGGTCAGGGATCTCATACACAAGCTTCTAAATATAATGTACGGCGATGACTTCACGAAGGCTTCGATGAAGAGCACCCAGCTAGAGACATACAACCTGGAGGACGGTGACAAGCTGATAGTGTCGTTTGATGATCAGGACAGTTTCGAGATAGTTTTCAAGTCTTCTGACTTCACCAACATATCGGCAGCCACCGCGCAGGAGGTTGCTGACGCTATAACCAGGTACATACGCGGGCTGGGCCTAAGGGGCTCTGCTGTAGCCAAGGACGACGGTCTGGGCGGATATGTGGAGCTTTTCTCCAATACCTTAGGTCCCAGCTCATCGGTCAGGGTCCTCGGCGGCAAGGCCCAGAATCAGCTAAGGTTTGATCTTATAAGGCCTACCAGCGGGGAGGCCACCACTCAGTGGACGGTAGAACAGCAGCCCAGCGGCACCATGCGGGCCACCTGGTCTGGGGGACCCGACCCCGGAGTGGGGAAAATAAAGGTAAATGACTACGTCAACATATACGGTTCTTCTTTCGATGAAGACAACAAGGGCACATTCACGGTAGTGGACGTCCAGGGCGGCACGGTAGGCAACGCGTACTTTGAGTACGAGAACCCGTTTGGAGTCACAGAGACTGTGCTGCAGGGCACGCTCGACGGCATGCTTTTCTTCGCACCTGTCAGGAGGACCATAAACAGTAAGATCAGGTACGCGGCCGCGTACCAGACAGAGTCCAGACTGCTGGAGGTATTCCTACCGGCCACTACGAAGGTGGTTAGGAGGAGCAGGGAGGGCGCGGCTCACCTGCACGGCCCCACCTCTCCGCCAAACACGGGAGATGAGAACGGACCTTACATATTTGACCTAACCAAGCCCTACACGATAGGGGGCGTTGCAACGGAGACACAGCAAGAGATAAACTCGGGCTCGGACAATATAATAAGCGTAAGTGATTCCTCCGAGTTTCCGGACGAGTCTGGCAACATAGTTATAGGCTATGGCACTTCCCACGAGGAGGGACCGATACCGTACATATCCAGGCCATCCGGCGGCTCTATACTTGTCAGCCCGGCCTACACCTTCAAGAACGTGCACCCTGCCGGTACCGATGTCTCTCTCATAATACAGAACTCCCCGTACGTTCCCGCGAAGGACGGTTCGGACTATCCCTTCTACATAACAGACAGTGTTTCAGGAAGGCTGTATGCCGAAGACCTTGTGAGGTCCGTGACGGCCACCGGCATAAATCTGGTTATAACGATACTGTATCCCAACGATATAGGTCTCGGCAAGTACGGCACACCGTTCTCGGAGAAGGAGTATGTTTGGGGAGAAGATAATTGGCCTAAATCTCTGCAGATAAACAAGGAAAGCTGATGTCTAAGTCAATAGTCCTAAGGGGCGCGGATATAAAACTGTACATAAACGGCAAGCTCTACAAAGAGGTTCAGCAGATATCCTACACCATAAACAAGGGCAAGACAGCCATATATGGTATAGATCAGGTCTTCCCCCAAGAGATACCGCCGACCAAGGTTTCCGTAAAGGGTTCGGTGACCGGCATACGCATAAGATATAGCGGCGGACTTCAAGGCCGCGGGATCACCGCCCTCATAAAAGACGTGTTGAACGAACCCTATATAAGCCTAAGGATAACGGACAGATCTACTGGCGAGGACATACTCTACGTCCCCAGCACCACATACGATGATGAGAGTTTTAATGTAGTAGCCAAGGGAATCGCCAGAGTGTCTTTCAAGTTCGAGGGCCTCGTACCCTTTAATCCTCTCGATAGAAGTAACTGACCAAAAATTTGTTAACATTGGCAGCTGCGCACGCGTACAGCACCGCTGCGGCAGAGCACGCCAGGAAGCCGTACTCGTCTGTCTTGTCCACGAGGAATGGCACAATGAATATCACAGAGACGAAAAATGCCCTGTCCAGTATTGTTACTTTTTCTTGAGCCATTCCTTGACTCCGTTCATTATGTGCTCTACTCCGTTTGCGGACATAAATGCCACGGTGGTGTACCTAAGCAGGTCCACAAACTCGGCCCCGCTCAGCTGGCCAGTGAGCTTGAATGTCACCCCTATGATTATGAGCAACATCATTACTGTGAATTTCCTGAACCCGTTCAAGAAACTTATGATCTCTTGTATTTTACCGTTCACGCTTCCTCCGCATCAAAGGTTACTTCTTATTCTTACCGCACTTACAAGAACTACAGGTTCCGCACTTTGCGTTTAAGTGTCGCAGTAGATCATTTACCAGGGATGTCTCGAGTGCGTACATGCCCCTATCCTCAACTACCCTCCTTATGAGCTCTTCCTGCCTATTTAATCTCGCTATGGTGCTCTTGCCATTGTTTCTGCCAAACAACGCTTTTAACATATATCACCCCTTGTCTTCAGATTCCATTATGCCCTCGACCCTCTCAGGATCATAAAGCTTCTTTTGCGTCATGTTCATGCACTTCGGGTGGTTGCTACACACCCTCTTGTAGTAAACCCTGTGTCTTATGGGTAGCAGCCTTATCCTCAAGTACCCGTCACACTTATGGCACGAGTACTGTCTCTTCAACTCCGTGTAGCTCTTCTTGCGCGAAGCAAGCTTCTCTTCTTCGTGCTGTAAATCTATTAAATCTTTTACATTTTCGTAGTTTTGCAGGTTCCTTTTAGCCTGTCTCCTGAGTGAACTTATCTCCCTCTTCAGCTTCTTGTTCTCGAACTTCAGCTTCTGGAGCTCATCGAACTCCTTCTCTCCTTTGTAGTTTCTTTTGCCCTTGGACATAATGTTCCTACTTTACTTAGTGGATTCCAATTACCGTACTCGTGCCTGTAAACGTTCTCCTGGCTCTCTACATACATGTCTCCTTTCTCAAAGGAAAACCACCTCATCCTCATGGTCGTGCATATATTGGTCTTTTTAACTATCTTTGTTATCTTGAAGAATATACCAGAGAGTTTAGAATATACCCAGTAACCCGGGAAGAAGTGTTTGTCTTCCATATAAGTGCCGTCCTCTTTAAAGATTTCTAGAGTGCCGTCTTCCATCGCCACTACTGCATGCCCCTGACCTACGTGCTGAACCACGCCCCTGCCCGAGCCGCACTGCACCACGTCCCCTTCTCTTAGACTCACTTTAACACCCGTAGGAAGAGGTTAGTTTTAATATATTCCCTAGCCATTCTTTTATGGCTTTCTCTTTGCCCGGGACATTCTCCTTTTTGGTGACGAGCTTGTGGCTGGCCCCGCAGTCGTCAACGTACTCCCAGACCTCGTTTCCCGGTGTCACATTGTTCTGGTAGTAGTTTATTTCCCCAGCTGAGGATAAGCTGGGGGTGCAGGCCAGTGTCGTTAATGCTATGAAATTTAACAGTTTATATGTGCTCATCGTACCTCCTATGCTAAATATAACACGAAATGAGCCAAAATGCAAGTGCTTTGACCCCAGACTGCAATTAAGTGCTAATCTTGATTGCATGCCCGTACATGCAAATATTCCCAATCACAAATCTTTAAACAATAGGTATGAACTAGCATTGGTATACAAGAGGCCACAAGATGTCTGTAAGACGTAGATTTAACTTTATTTCTCAAGCCAGGGTTGATGTCCCGCACATCAAATCTATAGAGTCGGCCACAAGCAACGATTTCGATGAGCTGCTGGCGGGCTTGACCATAGGAGACAGCGAGAGCTATGTCATAAGGGGTTTCAAGCTCAACATGACAGGGGCCATAGGGTCGTCAGCTTCGGGTCTACAGATGCTGGTCGAGGACTCGGCCCTGCTACATGGGAAGTCCAACGAGAGCGGCACCTTCTTCATAGTACCCCCAGGCACGTCCCCGGAGGTATTAAACAGCGTAACAAACGACAGGGTTGACGGGGGCTTCTCCCCGGGGACCACAAATTACGTGGGCATAGAGCTGGTCAGGCAGGTGGACGACTCCACGTCCGGACAGATATACCTCTGGAACCCGGGCAACAAGGACGAGACCACCAAGAATGTACCGTTGGCCATAACCC